ATTGCTTTCGATGGTAGCAACATTAATCCACCAGCGAATGATCTGTTCCTAGGCGATGATTACAACTACGTTAAATTATCTGGCACAGGGCAACAAGACGATTACGGTGTAGAGATTGGCGCACACAACAGAGATGGCGGTGATCAGCATGTCTGGCGCTTTAGCACAGATGGCAATTTGAAGTTAACACAGGGTAGCACCATCAGTGATCGAGAGTCGTCCGTTGACCTAGTGGTCAACCGTGTCAGCAATAATCCATACTGGTATAATCTGTTTGGTGACACCGGCACCCCATATGGAGACCTCGGATCTCCAACATTTCCAACATATGCTAATGCTGTCATTAACGGCAGCGTGGTACACGACTCAGGCGGTAATGTGTATGTGCTGGGCAGTACACTTGGCCACAATGGCCACAATTTCGAAAACATCAACAACAACCTGTTCCTGAAATACAGTCCTCTAGGAGAATTGCTATGGCGCCGAACCTGGACAAACCAAAACGGTTTCAACTGTGGCAGCTACAATACCAGCCTTAGATATTTGGCGTCCAATGTTGCGCTGGGCACACAGGATACCATACTCTGGGCCGCGTCTGTGCCCTGGTACACAGAGGCCTATGTTGGCACCATGGACATGGAAGGAAATTTAGTTGACCAATTTGGCAATGTGAGATTGCCCACAAGATTAGACAACTTCAAGGTAACTGATTTAGAGTGGCAGGGTAATGTGCAAGGGCTGGGTGATTCTGTAGTGACTGTAGTGGGACAAATGCTTGTAGCACCGCCCAGCCCTGGTTATAGCTATCCAGCTGTAGCCGGAATTGATCTTGACACCGCTACAGTATTTGGTGACACCGCTGTAGCACCTGTTGGCATGGACCCAGTGGCTGGTCAGCCATTCACCGTCGGAGATGAGTGGGCCAATACATTCAAGGCTGCTGTTGTAGTTCCTGCACTTGGCCCAGTTCCGCCTATCACTGCACTGATAGGCACTTATTATGATGGCGACTATAGCCATGCCATGGTAACTCTCGGTGCTGTCGGTCCACCGCTCACTGTTGGTATTGGCGTTGATAATTACGGCAGTGAAGGCGTGATAGGCGAAGATATCTGTTGCGATGTGAATGGCAATGTGTATGTGATAGTGAACAACATAGACAGCAATTACGCTGTGTTGATCAAAGCCAATGTGAACTCTATACAATCCAACAGCAGTATATGGCAAGTACAACTTGGCTTTGATCCTGTTACCACCGGAGATAGTTTCTACGCCACTGCCATTGCATATGACAATGGCTATGTATATGTGCTGGGCGAATACTACGATAACATTACTAATGACCGCGATATCATGCTGATCAAAGTCAGTGCAAATAATGGCAACAATATTGCATGGTCAAGACGCATCCACAGTTCACGCAATGACGGACTCATAGGCAGCAACTCAAACGTCGGACCAAGTGACTCGCCGGGATGGGAAAGCAGTAGTGGTATCAGTGTATATAACAGTATTGTTGCCATAAGCTATAAAACAGAGGATCGTACTCCGATTGACATTGGTGTCGGCGGTCATCCATCCAACACAGTGACCTTACAGTATCCTGCAGATGGCGGCCTGTTGGGTTCGTTTGGTGATTTTGAGATAACAGACTTTGATGTTGGACACACCACAGTGAATTACAGCATCACAGCATTGACCACTTCTGATGTCTCATTCAATATAACCAGTGGATTTGCCACACTACTGGCAACTACAGCCACAGTGGGTACAAGTTGGACCAACACTCGGTGGGACATGGAACAAAACCGTGAAGTGCTTGTTCCACAGACTTTCAAGTTCATGGCAGATGGCACGTTTGATACCGCAGAGATCAAACACCAGACCGAAGTTAAGATCACAGCCAATACCACAGTTGCAAATGCCACCCCAAGTACCTGGACATTCCAGAACAACAGGGGATTACGTTTCCCAGACGGCACGGTACAGTACGGTGCCTACGCGGAAACAGAAATTGCCTTGGATGGCGGAAGTGCTGTCACAGTGTTTAACATTCCGCTGATTGCAACAGTAGCAGATGGTGGCGGAAGCAGTTCACGATTTGGTGTTAACGATCCTGTATACGATGGCAACAATGATAATTACGTCTTAGATGGCGGCGGAGCATAATACGATGGCAAATAGAATACAATTACGCAGAGACACAACAGCAAACTGGAACAGCGTTGATCCTGTGCTGGCCGACGGAGAAATGGGCTATGACATTGTTACCAATGAAATTAGAATTGGGGATGGATCATTACAATGGTCTCAACTGTCAGGCAATATTATCGGTGGCGGAGGTGTGCCCACTGATATATACAACTCTGTAGGTTCTGCAACAGTAGGATCGCAGGGCTACTACTGGCAGTTTAGTGGTGCCACTGGTGTGCTGACACTGCCCCGCGACAACTACCTAGACACATCAGACGCCAATCTAAAGATTGGGTCACAGGGCAATGTGACCATTCGTAGCAATGCGGCCACAGTGGGTGGTACGCATACTTGGACATTTGACACCAGTGGCAACTTGACCATGCCCACCGATGGTGATGTCATAATGCCCGGCACTAATAGTATCCTGTCGGCCAGTGGAACTACACTACTTGGCGGATACTCACAAGTTACCGGATATTACTCAACATTGGGTGTCAAGTATGCAGGTGCTGGCACTCAATTTGGTATGACCCTGCAACCGACTGCCGATAACACCACGGCCATACAGTTCCTTAATGCCGCAGGCAACAGCGTAGGTAATATTACACAAACATCGTCAACAGTTAAATTTACAGGTGATGGCAGCGGTCTTTCAAATGTTGCAATCAAGACCACAGGCTCTTGGACTGTGACCACTGGTACAAACACCTACAGTTTTACAGTTCCTGTTAATGGAGTTTATCAACTGTGGGTTGAATGCAATATCCCCAATGGTATCTTGGCCTACAATGCCACTGCCACGGTGAGTAATAGTAATGTACCTGTTGTGGGTGCTCAGTATGCTTGGGTATACACAGGTGGCGGCACGCCCATTGACTTTACCAGCATACCCAATCAGTTTATAGGCACCGCAAATACCATAGTTCGTAGTGCTGTGGGCCCCAGTGCAACCACTAATAGATTTGACTTTGGAATTAATAATACCAGCGGGTCTAGCCAAACGGCTTACTGGGGCTATGTCAGAATTGACTAAGAATATACAAGGCCCAAGCGTGATCTGGTACTGGGTAAGATAACACCAAACAAACATAAATAAGAATATTGGAGATACACTAAAATGGCAACAAGAATACAATTTAGACGAGATACGGCAGGCAATTGGACCAGCACAAATCCAACTCTAAACCAGGGTGAACCCGGGTTTGAAACCGACACTGGCAAACTCAAAGTTGGCAACGGAACAGATACCTGGACCAGTTTACCCTACGGTGACGGCATAGTTGGCAGTTGCGGACAGATATCAATTGGTTACCAAGCAGGCCAAACTGGTCAAAGCAGTGCTGCCATTGCCATCGGCTGCCAGGCCGGTGAGAACAGTCAGTGCTGTGATGCCATTGCCATCGGTAAATATGCCGGTCAATGCTGCCAAGGTGAACGTGCTGTTGCCATTGGACGCAGGGCCGGTGAAAACTGTCAGTCAGATTATGCCATTGCCATTGGTGGCTACGCTGCCGAATACGGTCAAGGTGCCAATGCTATTGCTATCGGTCATGACGCAGGCAATGGATGTTGCGGGTGCGTCCAGCAATGTTATGCGATTGCCATAGGCTACGGAGCAGGCTACTGTGACCAAGGAGACAGTGCTGTGGCCATAGGTCGTGCCGCTGGTAACTGCTGTCAAGAACAATATAGTGTTGCGGTAGGCGCAGAAGCCGGTAACTGTGATCAACGTGAATACAGCGTGGCCATTGGATATCGTGCAGGTAACTGCTGTCAAGGCCGTAGTCCCGGATGGGGCAGTGGTGGTGCTGTTGCCATTGGTGCTTATGCCGGCGAATGCTACCAAGAATACCATGCCATTGCCATTGGTAGTGATGCTGGTCAATGCGATCAAGGATTTAGTGCTGTGGCAGTGGGTCGTGCCGCTGGTAATTACTGTCAAGGACACGGTGCCGTGGCAGTGGGTAAAAATGCAGGTTATAGCTGCCAAAGTCCCAACGCAGTGGCCATTGGCAACTATGCAGGTCGCTATTGCCAATGCTGTTCGGCAGTGGCCGTGGGATATTACGCAGCCGAATGCGATCAAGGATGCGATGCAGTGGCCATTGGTAGCTATGCAGGGCAATGCAATCAAGGCTGTAACGCAGTGGCCATTGGCCACGAAGCCGGTAATCGCTGCCAAGGCGACTATGCAGTGGCCATTGGCAATCAAGCAGGTTATGGAGATACTTGCTGTGGCTCATCACAGGGCGAGTACTCAGTTGCTATTGGTTACCGAGCTGGCTATTTGAGTCAGGTTGCAAACAGTATTGCAATCAATGCCGGCATTGATTCATTGAATCCAGGCACGGCAGGTTTGTACATCAACCCTGTGCGTGAAGATACAGGTAGCACTGAGTATTCAGTGTACTACAACGACACAACCAAAGAATTAACATACACATCACCAGTCGCAATGCAGTTGCCACAGAATCTACAGGCCAGCGCAGGTAATTATACCTTGGCTCTAGGCGATGCTGGCAAACATGTTTACAAAACAGGTACCGGTAATGTTCTAATTGATATCAGCGCCAATGTAGCCTTCCCAATCGGCAGTGTGGTTACCCTGGTCACATCAGCCAATTCAACAACGATCCAACCAGTCAATAGTGGAGTAACTACCCTGATACTGAGCAAGTTTGGCGCAGATACCAGCATCAACGTGCCAGCAGACACCTATGTCACCATGCTCAAGGTTGAAACCAACAAGTGGATGATCCAGACTTAATAAATAGAAAATAGAGGAAAACAAAATGGCACAATACAACATCACAGCAACTTCAGTTAAAAAAGAAGGAATGACTGTTAGCAATACCAACACCAAGCGTCACCCAAGTCCTGCGGAATTTGAAACACAGGAACTGGCACAAAAAAATGCAGACAAGTATGCCAAGAGCCTATGTCACGATGACCACGAAGGCACATGGGACTGGGTCGGTCACGCTACCGCAGTTTAATCCTGAGTAGCACTTATGGTGACCGTGGATGATTCTTTGTCCACGGTCATATAACCTTCGCAAGCAAAATTCCAATCGTCCCCACCTGATCCGCTCCCGGTAACTTCGTCATGCACAGGCACGTTGATCCTCACGTGTTTGACAAGATATTCTTTCCCATTTTCAAACACACGCCATGCATGATCTGCAGTACCACGTCCGGGTTGTCCACGACTCTTGTTGAATCTAATATGATACTTGTTCATGTCAGATCACCGTGGCTGTTGTGGCTGGTGCTGGCACAGGAGTAGTTGTGGATAAAACAGTTGCAGGCCTACTGGGTAGGTCTCGCACACCCAGATTAAAATGCACCAGGCGTGTGGGACTTTTGATACTGCTTCGGGTAACACTGTGTGGCAACCAGGAGTTGAAGAAATAGAACATGCCCGGTGTTGGAACAAACAATGCTGTGGCACTGGCCAAGGTGATCCGGTTTAGATCTGCTTCGGGTATGTTAATCTGATTCTTGCCATATCGCGGATCATGCACAGCCACTCGACAGCCGTTTTCTGGGCAGTCTATGAAATACATTCCGGTAATCTGAGCACCACGACTGTGTATGTGTTCATCATGTCCGTTGTATTGGTTGTGCTCCTGGCTCCACATTTCTTGAATGTAGGTACCAAGGTTGACCACATCGTGTCCTTGACTGTTCAGTATGGTCCAGGCCGCCTGTGCAATATAGCCAGTGAATGCAGCCAGTTCTGGTTCGTGTGCATATCCATTGGTCTGTACAGGATACAAGGGATCCAGTTTTGGTTCGCTGTTTTTTCTTTGTGCCAAATACCGCTGGCTTATTTTTCGCACAGCATCTAAATATTCTGGTTTTGCAACAGAGTAGATCACGCTGGGAAAGTGTTCGTGTGGGGTTAGGATGTCGCTCATACAGTACTTATTTGTGCTACTTCGAGCTCAAAGTATTTGTGATTTCCAGAGCAATAGTGTATAATCGCTAGATGCTAACAACGATACAAGATGCAGTACAACAACTCCTGCCCGCCAAAAGGAAGACAGCCTCCAATGGGTGGATCAGTTTTAATGCGCCCTGTTGTGATCATAATGGTGAAAGCCGAGACACACGCAGCCGCGGTGGTATCATCAGCAACCCAGATGGCGGCATCAGCTATCATTGCTTCAACTGCAACTTCAAAGCCAGTTACACTCCGGGCTATCATCTAAACTACAAATTTCGTAAACTGTTGTCGTGGCTAGGTGCAGATGAAAATACTGTACGCCGATTGGTAATTGATGCGGTTCGTATCAAAGACCTTGTGGGTGTTCCGGACACAGCACCTGTAGAACGTACAGAATACACCATCAAACCCAGACCCTTGCCTGCAGAAGCACAGACCTTGCAGGCCTGGGAAACTTTCCACACATTGAGTGCAGAAAATCCCACAGTGTACAATGTACCTGCGGTGTTTCATAACGCTGTGCTGTATCCAGCAGCCAGAGCCATTGATCTAAGTAAATATGATTTTTATTGGACTCCCGAGCGACAATACAACTTAGACAAACGAGTAATTGTGCCCTTTACTTGGCAGAACCAAATCATTGGCTATACTGCCCGTGCCACACAAGATGATGTCAAGCCCAAGTATCACAACAGTCACGAACCCAACTATGTGTTTAATGTGGATCGCCAAATGCCTGCGGCCCGGTTTGTGATTGTGTGTGAAGGACCCTTTGATGCCATGAGCATTGATGGTGTGGCCATACTGAGTAATCAATGCAATGAGACACAGGCTGATGTGATCGATGCCTTGGGTCGAGAAGTCATAGTTGTACCCGACTCGGATCGTGCCGGCGCCAAGTTGATTGATGCGGCCATTGAGTATGGATGGACAGTGAGCTTTCCCATATGGATGGACACCTGCAAAGACATCAATGAGGCTGTGGTCAAGCACGGTCGATTGTTTGTGCTCAAGAGCATACTGGAAGCCAGAGAAACTTCCAGATTAAAGATTGAACTCAAGAAGAAAAGACTATATAATTAACTATGACAAGATTCTGCTTTAGTGGTTGCTCGCTCACATATGGCGAAGCATTGAACAATACCAAAGAAAACTATGCCAGTTTGGTTGCCGACTCGCAGGCGGCTGTTTTAAAAAATATTGCGGTACCCGGCAACTCCAACAGCAAAATTTTTATAGAATCAATGAATGAATTGTTGTTTGATACACCTGATGTGATGTTTGTTCAATGGTCCGAATTGAGTAGACATTGGTTATATCCAGCATTGGATTTGGAGTTTCCGATAACTGCTGGTATACGCAGTGATTTGAAGTATTTGGATTTTTTCCTCCCACAGCAACAAGCAAATAAATTTGTTGATATGTTTCGTTATCTAAATCATGACTATCACAATATTTTGTCAGTGATAAACTACTGCAAGATATTGGAAATGTTGGCCCGAGACAAATGCCGATTGATTTTTATCAATGGATTGATTCCGTGGACACCCGAACTGCGATATCCGGAATCCGCCAGAGATCCTCAACGCTACTTCAGCGAATACACAAAAAATCTTTTGTGCATTGACCAACTGCCCGACGATGATATAAAGAAATTTTTTGAAGCAATATCAACAGAAATCGTAAAATTAGACAAGTCAAAATGGATCAACATGTTCTCGCCTATTATGGCCGGTGCAGTAGATCTAGCCGCAGATAACATACATCCGGGACCTGTGACTCATCAAAACTTGGCCAACGACATCATCAAACACTTAACAAAATGAACAAAGAATACACAGTAGACCTACAAAGACTATTTCTAGAGATGATGCTGGAAGATGCCACAGCCTATGTGCGTGTGCAGAATATCTTTAACGCAGAAAACTTTGATCGCAGTCTTAGGGCAGTTGCAGAGTTTATCAAAACACACACAGATAGTCATCGCGCCATACCCACACGTGATCAGATCCGAGCAGTCACAGGTGTGGAACTGCAGGCGGTACCTGATCTTGACAAAGGACACTATGATTGGTTTCTTGAAGAGTTTGAAGGATTCAGTCGCAGACAAGAACTGGAACGTGCTATTTTAAAAGCCGCAGACCTGATTGAAAAAGGTGAATATGATCCTGTGGAAAAACTGATCAAGGATGCGGTACACATCAGTCTTACCCGTGACATGGGCACAGACTACTTTGCAGATCCTGCAGAACGCATCAACAGATACTTCAACGCCGGTGGACAGGTATCAACAGGTTGGCCACAACTGGATCGACTGTTGTATGGCGGATTCAGCCGTGGTGAACTCAACATCTTTGCTGGAGGATCAGGTTCTGGTAAATCCTTGGTCATGATGAACATCGCCCTGAACTGGGTACAGGCCGGCCTCAACGGTGTTTACATCACATTAGAATTAAGCGAAGAATTGACCAGTCTGCGTACAGATGCCATGTTGGCCAATATGAGTACCAAGGACATACGCAAGGACATTGATACTGCAACACTCAAAGTCAAGATGGTGGGCAAGAAGTCAGGCACATATCAGGTCAAGGGTATGCCAGCGCAGAGCAACATCAATGATATCCGTGCTTACTTGAAAGAGTACCAAATTCAAACAGGGCGTAGTGTAGACTTTATCATGATTGACTACTTGGACTTGTTGATGCCTGTGAGTGCCAAAGTTTCGCCCAATGACCTGTTTGTCAAAGACAAGTATGTGAGTGAAGAACTACGCAATCTGGCCAAAGAACTGGGTATGCTCATGGTCACAGCGAGTCAGTTGAATAGATCCGCCGTGGAAGAAGTTGAATTTGACCACAGTCATATTTCAGGTGGTATCAGTAAGATCAACACCGCAGACAATGTGTTTGGTATCTTTACCAGCAGGGCCATGAAAGAACGTGGCCGCTATCAAATACAGTGTATGAAGTCGCGCAGTAGTACAGGTGTTGGGCAAAAAGTTGACTTGAGCTACAACATTGATACCATGCGTATCACAGACGAAGGCGAAAGTGCAGGAGATGGTACCACAGGATCCAGAATTGGCAGTATTATGACGCAGATCAAGGGCAAACCCATGCCCACTGAAGATGGCGCTGAACCGGTCAAATGGGCCAAGGCCGAGCCCAAACCAGGATTCAGTTTGGAAGCCCCAGTGGGCGGTGAAGCACAAAGTCACAAACTCAAGGCAATGCTAGCAGGCTTAAAGAACAAAACTGAATAAATAGACTATATTGGAGCCTATCTTGCAAAAGCGTACCCGTAGTATCTTGGACGAGCTTGACAGCCTGTTGACCCATAGAGACAAACAAAATCTCGTGGAAAGTCGTGCTAACCATGTGATCCAGGGTGCCATCAATCTGGTCAACTACATACGTGAAAACTATGATGCCGAACAGGCCGCCGAGTTGGAACGTAGACTACTCAACAGCATACGCAGCCAAGATGCCTCCAAATTTACCCGTGGGGTCAGAAAGATACGCAATGAAAATTAATGAAATTATTAAAGAGGATGCCTCGGGATTTACAGACCCATCAGCAAGACAAAGAAGCCAAGGCATACAGTCCTATCAAGATGTGGCCACAGCGCCTGCAGAACCTGCTCCAGCACCGGCTGCCACAACAACAGGCGCACCCTCAAAATTCAAATCAGGACTAAACAAACTCAAACAGTTTGGCAACGGCATCTATGACAAAGTAGCAAGTGCTGGGTCGACAATAGATGGCAAGATGGCGGCTCGAAGTGTATCCAGAGTTTTTATAGATCGTTGGAATCAGGCAGTGGCACAGAATCCCGATTTGAAAACAGATACTCAAGCACTAATGAATTTCATGACCAATAGTACAGAAGAATCTGGCATTACTGTTCCGGAGCCGACCGGTGACATCAGCAAGTCGGCTGTAGTGGCACAATATATAACAGATGTAATTTCCAAAAGCATGGCCGCAAGGGCAATCAATGCACCTGCTGCCAGACCTGATACAAAAGGAATTGAAATAGTTTCTGGCATAGATAATCCCAAAGATGCACCAGTAGTATCGTTCCAAGGACAAAACTACTATATCGATCCCAACGAAAGTCAATGGGTTGATAGTCGCGGATATCCACCAATTCCTCCACTACAACAAAAATTCTTCCAGGCATTTGGCCAAGCCGCACCAGACAACTTGACAAACACAAATGCATTTCTTCAATACAGTAAAAATCTTCCTGCAAGTCAATCTGTTCCTCAAACTCAAAATCAAACTCAAACTCCTCCGATAAAATTAAAACGTATCAATGGCAGCACCGGCGGTGACTATGCCGAAAAACACCCTGATGGCAACTGGTATGATGGACAAGGTGACAAGATTGTTAGACCCGAGGAAATAGCAGAATTAGAACGCCGAGCCAATCCACCACCTGCCAGTGCAGGCGCTTACGTAAGATGATACTACTACTAGAAGGCGGCAACGCCATACCCACCAGTCGCCCGGTGGCCAAACAAGATGTGGCCGCAGTGGTTGCCATTGCTCGACGACTGGCACCACCCTCTCTACTTAAACGTATGCAGACCGACATTGGTTCAGCAGGCTACAAGGTAGAGTCGGGTGACATTGATCTCATGATTGAAGCTGAAGATGTTGTGTCCCTGTTTAAAACCCAAGACGCAAAGGATCCAGTCAAAGCAGCCAAACAAGCCCTAGCACAGTTCTTCTCTGCCAAAAACATCGAAGCCAATGTCAACGGCCGCAATGTCAGCATTGGTGTTCCTTATGCCAGCCAAGTCACTGACGGAGGCTATGCACAGGTTGACCTAATGGTCATAAATGATGTACATATTGTAGCACCTTATCATCAACACGGTCCTAGAGGCATGTATGATGATCCCGACTTCCGTGGATCGCCAATATTTTTATTGATCAGCAGTATTGCCAAGGCGCTTAATTTGAAGTTTGATGCATTTGGTGCCAAATTGATAAGCCGCGAGGACAACACAGTGGTTGCACGTGAGCGAGATGCTGTGGCCAAGATACTGTTGAATCCACAGGCCAATGCCGACGACTTGAACAGTGTAAAAACAATCATGGCTAGTCTAGCTAACGATCCCAACCGTGATGCCAAATTGGCACAGGCACGTGATGATCAGGCCAAGGGCCTGCTGACACTGCCCGAAAGTGTACAGCCCGGCAGCACACAATGGCTGCGACAGATCAGCGAGATGTTTCGATGAGAGCCAGCGAATTACTAGTAGAAGCTGCCAAGATTGGACGCGAGTTTAATCACCTAGAGGATCTTGTGTTCACAGAAGGATCTGCAGGCGCAGACCGTGCGCTGGAATACTTACGTCACATGGCCACAGAAGCCACTGGCAAGGACTACAGTCTAAAGTGGGACGGCAACCCCACGGTGTACTGGGGCAGAGAGCCCAACGGTCAGTTTGTGTTTGTGGGCAAAAACAACTGGGACAAAGCAGATCAAGGCGGCTTTGCTACCAGCCCCGATGAACTAGAACAGTTTATCATGAGTCGTGGCAAGGGCGAAGATTGGCGAGCACAGTTTGCCGCAGACATGGCTTCTGCTTGGCACATATTTGAAGCCGGTACTCCAGAGAACTTTCGTGGTTATTTCTTTGGTGACATGTTATTTTATCCAGGCAAACCATACGATGTCAAACGTCAAGAGCTGGTGTTTACTCCCAACAAAGTGACCTATATGGTACCAGTGGCCGATGATCAAGGTAATCCCGTTGAACTGGGAAATCTGCTGTACAAAGCCAAAGCCGCAGTGGTAGTACACAAATATCTAAAACGTTTCGGCGACAAGGATGCAGGCAAGATGCCTCGGTTAGAACAATTCCGGACCAGTCAAGGACTATACTATCCCTCTGCCAGTTCACAGTTGGTTATACTGGGATCTTACTTTGCAGATCAAGGTGCAGTGATTGACGCCAACTATGTCAAGTCACTAAAACTGTCGGCTCGTACACGCAAAGCGGTAGATGCATTTTTATCGGGTGTGCCCGGGTTGTCCAGTCCCGGCAGTGATATCTATGCGTTTGTTAACACCAAGAGCAAAGAAGGCAACTTGGAAGGTCTTGAATCGCAGTTTTTACCTTGGGTACAGACCACACTGGGCCCTAAAAAGATGCAGGCCTTTGTGGACAAAATAGAAACCAACCCCGATGGTTTGAAGGCGGTATTTGGCTTAGTTGAATCCATTAGAGATATCAAGAACGACATCATTGATCAATTGGATCAACAAACACCGCAGATACGTACCTCAACTGAAGGTGTTCCTGGCGGTGAGGGTTGGGTATATCGAGATACCAAACTGGTACCTAGACATCGTTGGACACCTAATTGAGCTGGTTTTTGTTGCAGATGATAAATATTTGCATGCGTATTACGCAACCATTACAGGAGAAATAAAATGGCAGTATTCCAAAGAGCAAACGGCAACACCGGTGGTGTATTTAACATTGGCGCAGGTCGTCACTTTTCAAACGCAACCATCATCAACACAGGCATTGCGGCCCCAATCCAAGCATTCAAGATCACCTCTACAGGCGGTAACTTGGCAGCAGAACTTGGCGGACCAAACGGTTCTGGCGTTTCTGGTGCAGTCGAAACATTGTTGAACGTTGTTGCGGCAAATGCAACAGTTATAGCATATCAAGTTGATACAGGCAGTCAGTTGAGCGTTATCACAGAACGCAGTTCAGACACAGCCGCTACTTTACAAGCAGCCATCCGCTTGCTAAGTTCTAACATTGGTGCATACAGTGCAGTTGATGCAACAGCCGCAGTAGTTAGCACTACAGGCGGTATCAAACTAGCCTAATAGCTACTTGATCCAAAGAAGGCACTTTTTAGTGCCTTTTTTTACGACTATAAATATCTGTATGCAACACATCACCGGCATTACTCTAGTGGACATCACACAAACAGGCGTGACCAGAACCAGGGGCGATGGTGATCAGGCACGTGACCAACAACGTAATTGGGAAACAGTACTACAATGCATTGGTATCCGTGCTCAGCCGTTTGACATGATTGGCCCCATTTATCAAGATGTTGACCTAGAAGGCAGCGACTTTGGAGAAATGTATTCGGGTGTTCATCGGGTATGGTTCTGGTCTTTCAGTACAGAACATTCCGATGTCTGGCTCAAAGATCAAAAGGTCTTGCACTACTTGGAACAAGATTTTGACGAAGTTCCTGTTATCATGGGTCTTGAAGAAACAGCCCGATTCATACTGCCCATATTCTATACCAAAGGTGCTATTAAAAACGTGTTTTTTAGATTAGGCCGTATTGACTTAAATAGTAATTGATATCTACCTAATCTTCACTTGTCATGGCTCATTGTTAAATACACTATATCAGATATCATAACTAACAAGGATACAAGCCATGGCCGCCGAAATTGAAAAAGAAAGTTTGGAAACACACGTGGAGCTGTGTGCCCTGCGTTACACCAACCTAGAAAATAAACTGAACAATCTTGAACACAAGGTTGGTAAACTGGAAGAACATCTCATGTTCATTAGAGAGAGTCTATCCGGTGCTCCTGAATCAGCAAACAAAACCATAATCACCATAGGCACAGCCTTGGTTGGCGCATTGACCACAGGTATCATTGTGATCTTGGTCAACTTCATAAACAAATAAAAATGAAAATTGTAGAACTAGTAAATAAAATTAGTGTGCCAATCACCAATGAAGAAGCAGACGTATTGGGCATATTTGAACATCACTCAGAAGTACAAAAACAAGATTTGTCACCTAGAGAACAAATGATTGCAAATCACCTGGTAAACAAAGACATACTATACAGAATAAATGAAACAGGCCGAATCACCTACAAAAAGAAATAAAAAAACGCTGGCAGATCAACGCATTGATCTTGCCGCAGATGTAATCACACAATATGTAAAATACTGGACAGAAACAGAACTAAAAAGATTAACCATAGACGAAAACTTACCCGTGTGTTTGCCCCTGGGCAACCGCGGGTTTTTAATTGGTTATTACAAGGTATTGAGTGTGGGCAAGCACTGTTGGCGTGTATTGGATCGCAATGATGAATTAGTTCATGATTTTGGTCGTAAGCTGAGTGCGGTATTTTATTGTTTGGCCACACAGGACAACCGACTGAATCTAGCCAGAAACATACTGACAGCCGATGCAGAAGTCAGCAGATTGGAACTGGACCAGGACACCTACGCCAATACTCGTCGCATCAGCTTGAAAAAGCAGGACTATTTTCGCGCAGATCTAGCCAATATGCGCTACATAAATGCTCGATATCAACTGGATTATGCAAATCAAGAATTAGAAAAAACTATAAATACTGCTAAATATTTGAAAGTTCAGGAAAGACTACTATGAGACTACAAGAAATGGGCACCAAGCCTTCCGCAAAAAAAC